CAAAAATAAATTTAACGCAAAAGTCGAGAAAATTTACGGCAATAAAAGGAGTGCAACTCTTGTTATACGCAAATTGGCGATTAAGTTTATCAACGGAGATATTGATCTCAAGGATTAAATTATCTCAACGTTGCCGCCGCCTTGTTTTGGACAAGGTTTTTGTTGACTCTGTTTATATCCGTTACCTTGGTAACGATTGTCACTTTGGACAACGCCGTTGCAACCTCTCCGGCCAATAAAGCCGCCGAGACTTGGGCCTCGACTCCGGTCCTTATTGCGTTGGCCGTAAATCCTCCGTCCGCAAATCCCGAGAGTCCCAAGTTTGATACTTTACCCAACCTCATACTCTCGAGCCTCGCAACCAACTTGGAGCCGGTATCGGTTTTGAGTATCTTATTTGGGACAACGTACTCGCCTTTGTGATAAATATAATCCTTGGACCCCAACGCTCGAGACTCGCTCCTTGGGTCTCCGTCTCCGGTATATCCTCCCTCATAAAACGGAGGAGGAGGAGGTTGTTGTCCGGCAATAATCCCAACTTGAGTCGCCGTTGTTGCGATAATTATACCGGCCCTAATACCGGAGATAATTCCAAGGGACGGGTCGGGGACCGCAAAGTTTGCAATCAACGCCTCGGCTCCCGAGATAATCGCTTGGGCGATTTGGACTCCTTTGTTAAAATTAAAGGCGTCAACCTCGAGTTGATATTTTTTCTTTGCCGTATCCTCATTGAGTTTTTCGATTTGCTTGGCCTTTTGTTTTTCTGTTAAGGTTGTTTTTTCAATTGCCTTAACTTGGGCTTGTCCTTGAGCCTCAACCTCGGCCGTTGCGTTTGCAAAGGCGGCGTTAACTCCATTGGATAAAGTTGTCAATACTCCGGCAATCTCGTCCGCAACCTCTTTAAATTTATCCGCAAAGTCCTTGGGGATAATTGCAATCGGATTGGAGTTGATATCCTTAACTTGTTGCTCCAGCTCGAGGAGTGAGATTTTTGCGTTGTCAATTTTATCTTGCTCCTCGGGAGTAATAAAGAGGTCAAGATTGGCCGACTCCTCGGCAATCCTTATCAACTCCTTTTGTTTGTCGATTTGTATTTGTATAGTTGCGAGGGCCTTTTTTCTCTCGTCCTTAATCGTTGCGTCAACGTCGAGTTGCCTCAACCTTGCCGTCTTGTCCAACTCAATAACTTGTCGGTCGAGTTTTTGTTGAGCCTCCTCTTGACGTTTTTGCTCCTTGAGGTCATTGTATTTGATAACAATATCCAACTCCTTGGAGGCCGTCTCCTCGTCAATCTCAATCAATCGGTCGGCCAACTTTTGCCGAGCGATTTCTTTCTCTGCTTTCTCTTTATCGTTCTCGGCCTTGAGGTTATTAAACTCCTCGAGCAACGCCGCCTTTTGTCTCTCTTGGGATAACTTCAAGGAGTCAATCTCCTTTTGCTCTTGGTCTGCCAAGGTCTCCGTCCTCAAGTCTTGGGTTTGCTCAATTATTTTTTTCTCAAAGGCGAGGATTGCCTTGAGATTGTCTTGAGTATTTTTGGCCGTCTTGTTGGTTGCCTTGTCAGTTATGGACGAGACGTTTAACAAGTCGACGCCGGTCCCTTTGATAACCTCGTTGAGGTCGTCTTGGTTTGCCTTGAGGAGCGATTGACTAATCTCCAAGTCTTGATTTATTTTTTTGAGAGCCGCCTCGTTGTCCGCAATTGTTTTGAGTATCTCTTGTTGACCTTGTCTAAAACCAAGGGACGCCTTGAGGTTTTTATTAATATCCTCATATTGTTTTTTATTGGCCTCGAGTTGTTTGTTGTTTAACTCAAGATTGATACGCTCCTCGATAATTGGTTTGAGAGCCGCCTCCGAGTTTTCGATAATTATCTTGTCCCGTATTTTTGCAATAATACGTTTATAACCCTCCTCGACTTGGGCCAATATTGCGGCCTCGTCGTTTAGGTTTTTTATTGTGGTCCCGTATTGACTATTGAGTTTGTCAACGATTGCCTTTTTTTCGTTATAAGTTAGATTGCCCTCCTTTAATTTTTGGGTCAATATTAAGTATTGACTCACCTCGGCCGAGGTTGTATCGACAACGTCCTTTTGGATTTTATCGAGTCGCTCTTGGTCCTCCTTTAATTTTTTGGCCTCCTTGGAGGTCTCTCCAAATATTGATTTAAGGGCGTCGGTTTTTGTTGCAAGGAGGACAATACCGGCGATAATTGCTCCAATACCAATAGCCGACAACGCTCCGGCAAAGGTTGTCGTTGCCAAGGTTGCGGCCCTTGTTGCAACCGTTTGGACAACCAAGGCGGCCGTCTTTAATTTGGTTTGTATTAAGTCCGCAACTCCAATAATTGCTCCCTTTGATTTGGCGATATTTGCCAAGGTTTGAGCAATCGCAACGGCCTTGAGGGTTTTTTCTTGTATTTCTTGTATGCTTTCATTTTTACCAAAGGCAATCGACAACAAACCAATCGAGGAGGTCAAGGCGGACGCCGCCTCAAAGGTATCCTCAAACCCCTCCTTTGCCGGATTTTTTGGCTCCTTATTTCCAAACTCGTCGACCTTTCCGATTGCCTTGTCAATCTCAAATTGGGTCGCTCTTATCTCGTCGTTTGTCTTTTTAAACTCCTCCGAGTTGAGGTCCAACGTTGGAGCCAACTCCTTGAGGTCTCTCAACTTTTGGGTCATACCCTCGATTGTATTTGTATACTTGACCGAGGACTCGGTTGTCCCTTTGATTGTCCCGTCGGCATTAAAAAAACCGATTGACGTTTGAGCGATCTCTTGGTCAAGGTTTGCAATTGCCGTCTCGTTTGCAATGATTTGTTGATTGACCGCCTCAAATGAGGAGGCCGTCCCGTCAAGAGAGGCGTTAAAATTATTGACTCCCTCGGTCGTTGCGTTTATATTGCCTCCAAATCCTCCAACCGAAAAACGTTTTTGCTCCTCTTGATTTTTTTTGAGGGTCTCGGTTTGAGCAATTAACGCCTCCTTTTGTTTTAGCAATGGAGCCAAAGTCTCCTCCAACGCTCCCTTGTAGTTGCCGACGTTGCGACGATTATCTCCAACGGCCGACTCGTTTTTTTTCAACTCGTCCGTTATACCCTTGATTGTCGACCCCAATTTTTGACCCTCAACCGAGTTGTCTCTCTCCTCTTTGCCGAGGGCGTTGTATTGCTCCGTTAATTTTTTAAGGGCAAGGCGGAGTTGCTCGTTGCTCCCCTCTTGGGACTTTGCGAGTTTTGTTTGGTATTCAATCTCTTTATTGTTCTCCGCAATTGATTTTTTCCACGCCTTTTGTTGACGCTCCAACTCCTCAAGTTGGTCGATAATTTTCTCCCTCTCTGCTTGGCCGGTATTTTTGTCCTTGAGTTTTTTATTTAACTCGTCGGCCTCGGCCTTTACCTTTCTCAAGGATTTACTCATTGCCTCGCCGTTTTTCTCGAGGTCGCTTGGGTTTAATGTTATGGAGATAATAACCTCCTTGTTAATTGCGTCGGCCATATTAGTTGACGATTAAGATTAAAGTTATTTGAGTCGAGTCTTTGTCCTTTACTTTGTATTGACTTATCTCATTAATATAAAAAAACGCTCCAAAATAATCAATCCAAACGGGGATTGAAAAATCAAGTTGATTGATATCAATATTGTTGAGACGGACCAAACAAGTAACCGCCTTGTTGCCGTTTATAGTTTGTTCAAAAAGAGGATAATACTCGGGGAGTAATTTTGCAAAACTCAAATCGTCAAAGTAAACGTTTGGTTGAGGAGTCGAGTAAAATCCTCCAGGCCCAATCGTCAAAAGGGCCGACGTATCAAAATCAACGTATCCCAAACGAGGAGTCAACGAGTTAAAAACTCCGTCCTCGTAAACGGGGACCCAAGCCAACGGGACAACCCCTCCGACTCCGGTTGGTCCGTTAAATGAGTTGAGCCTAATCAAGGGAGCAAAGACGGACTCAAAAACAATCAACTCCGTATTGGCCGGAGCCGTCGCCAAATTGAGGACGCCTTGGCCGAGATTTGGTTGTCTTGAGAGATACTCGTCTCCGGTATCCTCGGCATATTTAAAGATATTGGTTTGGGCGTATGTATCCGTAAAAAAAGTAATTGAATAATCCTCCGAGAGGTCCAACTTGTTTGACCAATCCAACGCCTTGGGGAGGTTTTGGATAATCTTGCCAAACTGAAAAATCCGGACCGTATTTGAGAGAGGGATTTGCTCAAAAATAAGTCCGTATTGATTGGCGATTGTCAACAAAAAATTGGTTTGACTTATATCCGGCAAGGTTGACCCAAGAGTTATCCAATTAAAAACTTGGTCAATCTCCAAATCTCCCTCGTCGGAGCCGGTCGCAATATAGTCAATAATCTCAAACTCGCAAAGATTAACGTCTCCGGATACAAGTCCGGACCCAAATAAAAAATACTTGAGATTTAACTCCGTCCGGCCAACGTGCCGAGTAAACGTATCCTCAAAAGTAACGACTTGAAAAGGAGTCAATAATTGGCTAAAAAATATCTCTTGTTGGGGGTTTCCGTCTCCGTCTGTATACCAAATAGAAAAATTGAAAACTCGGTTAAATCCAAAAGGATTAGCAACTCGGACCTTTAATCGAAAGGTCAAAAAACAATTGTCCAAGATTGTTAATATACCGGTCGAGGTCCGGATATTATAACAATTGGATTGGATTGTATTTTGGAGATAAACGTCGTGGACGCTAAAAACGGGCAAATAAGGAGTTGAGATTGGACCGTCCCAATAACCGGAGTCTCTCAAATTATAAACTTTGTCCCTTTTAAACTCGGAGCAAAAAGGGATTATTTGCTTGGCAAAGAGAGGGTCGTTGTCAAACCAATCCGAGTCAATCGTCAACCCGACGTTGTCGAAAATCTGTTTAAATAAATACTTGCAATAAACGGCCGGATATAATTTAAACCAATCCGCCGTATACGGAGGACCGGCGATTGGCTCAAAAAACAAGCCTCCATAGTCAATATTGGGATAAACAAAAACGTCGGGCCAATTGTTTGATCTGTTTGCCGTAACGTTTGGATAATTCCAAAGGTGAGTATACTCGCAACCTTGGAGAGACGATTGGAGACTCTTGTCCGCAATCAACTCAAACCAATTGGCATTTGCGCCGAGGACCCTAATCTCATACTCCGAGGGAGTCGCCGTCAATATTTGAGCAATCCCCTCGACTTGGAGTATCCCGTCAACGTAAATAAGACAAGGCAGTTTTAAATAAGGGAGTTCCGAGACGCTCAAGACGTTGTTGGTAAACCCGAGGATAATATTGTTTTTTTTGGTTGCCGGTATTTTAAACGAGTTGGAGTAAGTCCCTTGTCTCGACTCAATTTCAAACAAATTATTGACGGCGTATGAGATAACAATCTCCTCGTCGTTAAACAACTCAATCAACTCGTTATTTACAAAAATCTCCGTCATACTTTTTTTATTGCGTTTGGATTAATTTCTCGGCGGAGTATTGGACTTTGATATCGTACGTCGTTAACCCGTCCCCGTCCGTATACAAATCAAAATCCTTGTCCTCGATAAGTATTGGGATAAAACCTCCCGTCCACTTGATAAAGGCTTGGATTGAGTATTTTAATCCTTTAACAAAATTAATATGAGAGACCGGTATCTCTCCGGATAATACTTGGATTGAGTCAAAGACTCCGTCAATTTTAAAATAGTTGACCAAATTGTCTGCCGTTTTATAAGTCCTTTTGTCTGCAATCTTGACGCCGTATGTTTTTTTACCTTTAAAACAATATGAGGACCAACCTCCAGCTCGGTTAAGCCAAACGATATTAATATCTTGAGGAGTGCAAAAATCGTACTCGTCAAGACAAGAGTCAAAAACAAATTTAACCAAGTAAACGTTGGACAAAGGATTTATCGTCGTCTCAAATAAAACATAAAACTCCCCGAGTATTGGGACCGTTGCGACGGCGTATCCACTAAACGCCAAAAACAACCAATCCGGATAATAGTTGCCCGACAATACCCAACTCCCAATCGGAGGAGGAGGCAAGGATTGGGGTTTCAATCCGTCCGATAGGCAAAGAGTATGAATAATTGACGGATTAACAACGGCAACCGTCAATTGTATTGTATCAATTAAAACGTCGAGAGAGTTGTAAACGTCAAAAGTAAATACTCCGGCGGTTTGTACTCTGTCAACCTCAAACGTATAGTCAACCCCGTTAAACCAAAGGGAGACGTTGTCGGGACCAACCAAGTAAAGTCCGAGCGTTGGGTCCGGATAATTAAATTGGTAGTATTGATATTGATTAATTGAGTAGGGAGTCATAATTTTTTTAATTTAGTTTACAACAAAAGTCTCCTCGATTTGCATTTGACCAATACCTCCGGACCCCTCCGGACAAACAATATAATTGTAGGCTTGGCCGTTTATAATCTTGGTTAAGGTATTGCAACAATTGGCCGCAAAAATTGGGTCGTACTCTGCAATGTATTTGTTTTGGGCGATAAGTGATTGGAGTATTGAGTGAGGGACCGAGGCGTTGAGTCCATAATATATCTCGCTCAAATAATTCCAACCCGTAAATGTATTTATGTTTAAAAATATCGAGTCAAGTAAATCCTTAAACTCTCCGAGGGCGACGTAATTTATCCGAAAATAAGTAAACATTGATAAATCAAATCCGGCAACCGGCGGCGATATCTGCAAGGCATTTTTTAATACGCTCCCAATATCGACAAACGCCGTCCCGTCAAATTTATGAAAGGCCCGTATCGTTATTGAGTTGGTTTGAGACGGATATCCGTATAAAATCTCGTATCCAAAAGGGACAACTTGATAAAACGATCTAACAATCGCCGGAGCAATTGGGTCCGGACCGATATAATCGGAGTCCGTAAATATTTCCTCCGTCAAAGAGTCGTATTTTATAACGGTATGATAACCGGCATAAGGACCCGAGTCAACCCAAAATTGTTTTGAGAACGTTGCAAACGGATAAATGATAAAATTTGCCCGAGTAAATACGACCTTGCCGTTGCCGTCGTCGTTGGCTGCAATGTATCCTTGAGGATAAAACGGTTGGTCCGCTCCAAATAATATCGGCCTATGAATTGAGTACCAAGTTTGGTCCGCCGGTGATAATGTTGTCATACTTCAAAATTTAAGTCCTCGAGATTGCTCTCCTTTAATATTTTAGTTGTAACCTCTTGGATATATCTCTCCCCGAGGCCGTTTTGTAAATCGTCCAACAATTTGTCCAACGGGATATCCTCCAAGACTCCGGAGGGTTGTCCTTTCCATTGTTGATAAATACTTGACCCGTTTTTGTTGATTGCGTTGACAACGGCCCAAGGACTCAATTGAGTAAGTCCCTTGTCAATCAACCATTGCTTAATGTTTGCAATCGGAGGTTTACTCCTTGGGGAGTTTTGTTTGTTACGTCCGTAAATGATAAAATAAAGATAATCGTTTGCAAGTATATTGAGAGTATTTGAGGCGATTGTAAACTCTCCCGAGTTTGCAAGGTTGCCCGAGGCGTTTGCAACGGACGAAAATCCGGGAACGGTTGGAGTCGACCTCTTGATTGCCTTGGTCTCAATTGCCTTTTTAAACTCGGCAATATAACTCTCCGCAAACTTTGCCAACAACTCGGTCTCAAATACGGTTAAACTCATACGTCGCAATTAATTTTTGAGGAGATTGTAAACGATAAACCGTATCCGGACGCCGTTGCGGCCAATTGCCTATACTCGGGAGTTTTTAATACATTGCTCAAAGAGACGTTTGTATTGGCGTTAAGGGTAAATAAAAATAGATTTGATAAATCGTCCATTGCTGCAATAATCGCCTCCCTCTCCTCGTTGGTTGTCTCCGGTCTGTCTTGGTCCCAAAACATTAATATAATATTGTGGCGGACGTTCTCATTATTTAACTCCAACTCCGAGCGGACCGGATATAAATGTATTTGAGGGAAATTTTTATCATACTCAAGGGACCCGTCCGTCCGTCGGGCGTGAACAAACAAGCCGGTCGGGTTGACAAGGTTTGCCGTATCTCTTATAATATTAACGAGGTCTTGATAGTTCATTTTGTCGTTTGTATATCTCGGTTAGTTTATCCTCATACTCTCGTCGGTCCTTTTCAATTGAAAGGGTCATAAAAATTGTATCCGCCTCCGTTGCAAGGAGACTCTCGTATTTTGTAACGTCTCCCTTACTCAACGAGTAAAGGGTTTTAAAAAATCCGTATTTCTCAAAGACTCCAACTCCGGCCTCCTCCTCCTCCTCTGTATATTTGCCCTCTGTTAATTGTTTAAAACGCTCATAAAATCGAGATATTTGCTCAAAAAAAAATTGACCAATCCAATGGTCTCAAGGATTGACTTTTGATTTATATCTTGTCCCGTATAGGTTTTGACGATTGAGGCTCCGGCGTTGATTGTATCTTTGCCGTCAAGTTTTGCAATTGCTTGTTTTGCCTCCTCGAGTTTGCTCCAGGGATAATGACCAATATACCAACCGTCGTACTCGCTCGGGACAACGTTTGCCTTAATTATATCCTCGTAGTCATACGAGAACGCAATCGCCGGTATGAGTCCAATAATATCGTCGGCCGGTAAATCATTAATGAGATTATAATCAACCCCGACCAATATCGCAATCCGCCTCTCAATTGTCCCGTCGTCGTCGTTAACGAGTTGGACGTATTTATCAAAAGTAACCTCCGACCAATCCGTCGGGACGTTTTTGATCTCTCGTTTTTTGTTTGTTATGACCGTAAAAGTTAACATTGCGCCAAATATAAACGATTGGTTGTTTGGTTTGGGAGTAAAGGACTAAAAAAAATCTCCCCAATAAAGGAGAGATTTTTTGGATATGTGGACCAATCAAAACTTGAGTCCTCAAAAGTAAATATATTTTTGGTTGCTTATAAGTTAGGGCCTAATATTTTGCGGCTCGAGTCTTAATCCTTGGAGCAATCTCAAAAAACATACGGAGAGCCAAGGCGTCGGACAAGTCGGGAGACCGACCGATTAACTCCTTGACCTTATCCTTGGGGAGGATTGAGAGTTTTTTGTCTTGGTCAACGTTTTGTTGTTTGACTTGGTCCAACTCCTCAATCAATCGCTCCTTGTCCTCGACTGCAATAACGGGCCAAGATATTTGATTTGTATTAATATAGTCGGCCAATTTAAAATATGCTTGACTTTTGAGGTTGGTATAATTTTCGCCGTTTAAGGCTCGGGAGTTTGCAACAAATCCCTTGCAACCGGATAAGAGGTCGACCGCTCCTCCTCCGACTCCGTCCTCGTCGAGTATGACTTGACTCATTGGGACCCTATACTCGGAGGCGAGTTTTTTAATTAGGTCGGCAACCTCGACAATTGAGGACTTTGCAAGGACCTTATACTCAACGATCTTTAAATTGTCCCAAACAAGGACAACGGTTTTATCCTCTCCAAAACGGGCAACGTCGCAACTAATATAGTTGGAGCCGGTATCTTTAAAATTGTTCGTAAATATATCGTTGATTGAGTCAAAGTTTATCAATCGAGTTGGGTCGTCGTCATACTCCCAATTGCCAAACAAAAGTCTCTCCTTTGATACCTTGTCCAACCGTTTAAGATTTTCGATATAATGTTTTGAGATAAACGGATTGTCAAGGACAAGGGATTGGATAACCTTTCGATTGGGTCCGAGGGTCCCCTCTCTCCAAGGTTTATAAAATTGAGAGTAAGTCCAATTTTTTGACGGGTTGCAAGTATATAAGATTTTAGGGATTAGGTCAAACTCGTCCAACTTGTATCGTATCCTCGAGGAGAGTATCCCTTTACATTTGTCAGTTATTTGATTAGCCTCGTCGACAAAGGCTCCGGTTATCTCCAAGGACCCCAACTCGTCAAAGTTTGGGTCGCTCGGATAATTAAATAAATCCTTGAGGAGTATTTGGCTCCCGTTAAAAAACGAGATAAGGTTGGATTGATAATTTATTTTATAATGGAGGTTAACCTTTAATCCTTGAGTCTTTAAAACTTCGAGCAACGTATTGAGGGTTGTCTCCTTGAGAGTCTTTAAAACGGCCCTCCCAATCAACCAACGAGTCTCCGGATACTTGAGACAAGACGAGGCAATCCAAAGACAACCAAGGGTCGACTTGGCTCCTCCAGCTCCTCCGCCAAATAACAACTCGTTTGTCGTTTTATCCTCGAGGATTTTAATTGCCTCCGTTTGTTTTTGCGTCAATCTCATTGTTGTCCGTATATCTCTCCTCGACCCAAGTTATCCCAATTTTTGAGACGTCAATCTCTTGACGCTCGGCATATTTGAGGACGGCCTTTGCCATAAAAATAATGACCGCCGTATCGTCGTCGTTGAGTTTTTTGTTGAGTTTTTCTCGGATTAAATCCTTGAGTCGCTCTTGATAATCCTCGGCCTCGTATGCTGCTTTAAACTCGGGGTCCTTGTCAATCCAATCGTAATGGGTTTGTCTTGATATCCCGACCTCGTCCGTTGCCTTGGTTATATTGCCAAGGTGCAACTTGAGGGCCTCGAGATATACTTGTTTTTTTGAGTCCATTGTTTATAAAGTTTTTGGTTGAGTCAAATCTTTAAATCTCTCCTTGTTCAAAGATACGGATAAAAGTTTGAGGACAAAATCCTCCGAGACTCCGCCGGTCTGTTTAATCTCCTCCTCGATTTTTATAAAGTGAGGGAGACCTCCGGATTGGTCGACCAAATAAACACAATATCCAACGACGCAAATAAAGGACTTGAGTTGATTGTTGTCAGTAACAAAATAAAACCCGTCTCCTTGATACGTTGAGTTGATATACAACTTGTCCGGAGAGTCAATTGACAACTCCTTTATCTCAATAACCGCTCTCATATTAGTTGATATTTTTTGGGTCCTTGTTGTCCTCGATTATTTGAGCAACTTGGTCCTCTGTTTTATTATCCTCGTCGATAAAATTGCTAATTGCTTGGGCGTTGATCTCCGATTGGAGTTTGACCAATCCGGCCGCCTTGAGTTTTTCAATCCTTGCAACGACGAGTTGACGTTGAGCGGAGGAGAGTTTTGAGTTTTTGTCGATAATATCGTTATAATCTTGGACGAGGTCCTTGAGGTTAACGGTCTCTTGTTTTTGTTGGTAAGGTATCCGAGGACGTTTTGGTTTTTTTAGGCTCATTTTTGTAAGTTTTAGTAAAGTTATTAACTATTGATTAATTGATTTTTGATAAAGTTTGTCCATTGGTCGGCCATTGCCTCGGCAACCTTTGGATAAAATCTCGCTCTCTCCCAATGAGGAGGTCCCAATTTTTGTCGAGCAACTCCAGGGCGTCGCCTTGATAATGGTTGCCGGATTGCTCGGAGGCGATTAAATCGCAACTCCAAGCCTCCCAACCTTTACGCTCAAACGCCGTCCGGACAATACCCGAAAACTCACAAGCAACGAGGACCCTCATTTGTTTTTAAGTTTTATATCATATCCGAGTTTGGTCAACTCCTCCTCCAACTCCTCTCGGCGTTTTATTTGGGCGTTGAGTTTTGCCTCAATAATTTTTTGCTCGTCCCTCAATTTTTTGGTCCGATAAATTACAAAACATTGGAGCAACGCAACGAGTCCAAAGATTGCAATCAAAATAAAGTAAAGTATCTCTCTCATATTAAGGGTTGATTTTAAGTTGATAATCCTCTTGGGTTAACGGCTCGGTCCCGACCGGCTCTCCCTCACAATAAAAAGTTTTTGTCTTTGTTGCAAAGTCAAGAATAACGTCGCAACTCTTAATCAAATACTCGTATCCGTTGTTGATATGAGAGGAGAGGAGGTTTTGATCTGCAATTTTTGACTCAATCTTTGCCTTGTAGTCCGCAACGATTGTCTTTTTTTCTCCCTCAAGTCTTTGCTTGTCGGAGCAAACTCGGGCCAATTGATTTGATTTGTCTCTCAACTCGACCTCCGAAAAAACGTACTTAAATTGATACGTTTGTTTGTCTTGTAACTGATTGTTTGATTGTTCGTCCATTGTATATTAATTTAATTGTTTACTTATTTAAGGCCGAGGATAAAACCTCAAGGCAAAGGTCCGGCGGCAATTTGCTCCGGTCGTAACTTCCTTGACGTCCTTGGGTCCCCGTCCGACTCCCTCGAGGAGCCGGTTGATGAGTGCAATTTTTATTTGATTTATAGCATTTGGACCGAGGTCTCCAACCGTTTGGATTGTAAATTGAGACAAGGTTGTTGGTCCAAATATCGGTCGATTTAAAACGGTCGTCCCCATATTTGCAATAGTTGACCGTTGCTCGGTCAAACTCTCCTCGGACGATTGGCAATTTGCGGAGTTTGCCGGTTGGATTTTCGACAAACCAAATCAAGTCCGGATTGATATCCAAAAAAAAGTTGATTATCTGTAAAGTCTTGGAGACTATCTCAACGCCTTTGATTGCGTTTGCCGACTTGGGAGAGTTGTCTTTGTTCCAATGATAACCGATTGAGGCGACCGAGAAAAAAGTACAAGGCGGAGAGGCCCAAATTATATCCGGAGTAAACGGGACCAACCTTGGGTCAAAGTCCAAAATATCCGTTTGATAGTCGATATTTTGAAAGTCTTGGATATCCGAGGAGTAAACCTCAAATCCAAGACTCTCGGCAACTTTACCAATTGAGCGACTACCGGCAAATAATTCGAGGACCCTCATAAATCAAGATACAAATATCGCAAATAATTAATATCAAGGAGGTCTCTTTGCTCGATTGTCCAAGAGTCGGTCTCGAGGACAAAACTTGTCCCGTCGCTCCTTGTTTGTTTGTCTCCGGCTTTGTGTTTGGTTGCTAATTTTAAAAAATGAGTCTTATCAATCCAACCGCAAAGTTGGAGTTTTTGGGTCGTTTTATTTATTGATGCAAAGATATAGGCGTCGACCGGATAATTGATTTGGAGGTCCGTTAAATTGTGGACGTAAAAGTCCAAAACGTCTCCGGACCTTAACATTGTTTTGACGTCAAATCGTTTGCCCTTATACTTAAAATCAAACCCTCCGTCGTATCCTTGTTTAAATTTATACTCCTCGGCCGTCAATACTTCGTAAACAATAACCTCTCCAAGGAGGCCCGTAAATTGTTTGTCAAAGTTGCCGTCAAACTTGCCTCGTTGTCCGATATTGGTCTCCCGTAAAAATTTGGCGACCTCCTCCTTTTTATGGTTTGGGATTGATATAAATATTGGATTGCTCAACGGTTGCCGTTTTGGATTTGTCTTAAAAAAATAACAAAGTCTTGTATCTCCTCCTTGTTGGCCTTAAAATAATTTAAAAAGGCGTTGAGTATTTGAGTCTTTATCTCCGGTATTTGTATCAAGGTAAAAATGAGGGCCGTCATTGTATCCTCGTTTGCCTTGATATGTTTTAATGTATTTTTAATTGAAAAATCCTCCGTTTGCATTGTAATATAAAGGACGGCGTTTTGTTCGTCCTTTGTAAAGTCCTTGACTAAATTTATAACGTCAAGGTCAAATTTGTTGCGTTGCTCTTGGTCCATTATTTTGATATTTTTATTGTTGCTAATTTTTTACAAAGGTCCTCATACTCTTGTTGAGAGATAGTCTCCGCCTCGAGTCCATACTCAATAAATAACTCAAAGGGATAAGAGGATTTGTTTTTGATCTCTCGGACAATCTCCGCCGAGATTTTGTCGGGGTCCCCAAGATTGACCAAATATTTATACCAAGCCGTTGTCTTTATCATTTTGATTTTATAAATCTTTTTACTACTTTTTTTGCGTCTGTTTTGCCAAAATCAAACTCGTATATCTCCGCCGCCTTTTGCGTCGAAAAATAGTATTTTTCGAGATAGTGGACCGTTGATTGGTCAATTGATAGGACCTTGACATTGACAATATCTCGGTCTCTATAAATCTTGACTTGATAATCTCCGTCCTTGTCGTTTAATACGGTTATCATTGTCATATTATTTTTGTATCTCAATACGGTCCGGAGGAGGCGTTGGTCGAGTTGGGACCTTAAACCCTTGGGCCAAGTTTGCAATCTTATTTTGATAGTCCAAAAAGTCAGGAGAGTCCGGAGGGTCGGACAATATTTTTGAGTAGTAAGGGAGGACCTCCGGCAATCCTTGAGAGAAAGGACTCCCTCCCTCCCTCCGGTCCTTGTAATTTTCGGAGACTCCAAGGTTGATAAAAACAATCATCTCGTTGAGTCTGCTAAAACAATGGTCTCCGTATCTCTCTCGTAAATCTTGACGAGAATAATTGGACGTAAAAAAGGAGCGACAA